ACTAAAAGTACAAATTCGTCCTTCCAGTCGCCTTTTTGATTTTGAGCAATCTGTCCACTGTACTCAATTTCTCCACGCTTCATCTTTTCAGCATGCACGATTCGTGCCTCTGACATAATGATCTCGCTCTTTTTTTTATTTTTATAGATTTCAGCACCCGTCTTTAACGCCGTGCCAATGATACTCCACGGGAACATAAAACTAATACCAGGTAGCTTTTCTTTTTTTTTCAGCTAACATTCTTTTTTGACCTTGAACTTGTTCTTTGTCTCCTGTTGGGATTCTGTTGAACGAAGCTCTTTCCGCTGTAGTCTTAGATCTTACATCTATTTCTACATTTTGATCAGGAATGCTAATTGTTTTTTCTTTTTTATAGTTCATCATGATTTTTTACCTTTTTCTACCCCTTTTATAACACCTTTATTCTTAGATGCATAGAATATCTTTTCACCTTTTTTCTCTCCATACTTTTTTTTCATGGATTTCATAATTTTTTTACCTTTTTTAGTCATCGGCATAGTTAATCCTCCATCATTATGTTAGCTTGACTGATTCCTTTGCCTGCAAGGCTCACTCCAGCTCTTAATTTAGCTAATTCTTCGTTTTGATCCATCTTATCTTCAGCTAATTCTCTTGATTGCATCAATTTTGCTCTGTTTAACTCTACTTGAGCCTTGTCATATTCCTTTTTACGTTCATTTTCCATTGCTCTTAGGTCAACTTCACGTGCTTTTAGCTTCAATAGTGGGTCTGAATCAAATTGAGAAGTGATTTTGTTCTCTTCTTTCATAAAATCATCAGTCATTTCAGCTATCAACACCGCTTTTCTTGCTTCTACTTGTTGTGTCATCTGTTGAAGTTGTTGTTGGATCTGTGGATTGTTAACTGCTTGCTGTTGCATCATCTGCATTTCCATTAATTGTTCTCTAAATTCAAGTTGAACTTGTTCTTGGGCCATAATTGAGATGTGTTCTAATATATTTTTCTGTATCGAAGCCATAATTGCAGGATTATTTCTAACCATGTTAGTCGACATAAAGTTTAAATGTGCTGTAATGTGTGCTTGATGATCTTGTCCAGGGAAAGCTTGAAAAGGTTTACCACCTAAAGCATTAATGTGTTCAATACTTGGGTCTATTGGTGAAGGTGGTGGAGGTGGAGGCAATACTGCATCGACATCCTTAACACCAATTGCTTCATACATGTTTCTATAAATTTGATACATGTTATGTAATTGTGGATTAGACGTTGCAATCTGCAACTGTGTCTGTGCTAAAGTAATTCTTTGTGACATCGAAAATATATTCGGATCTGCAACTGGAACAACATCCACTCTATCATCAAAGTCAGTTTGTTTAATATTTCTTTGACCCCCTACAACATCATAAGGATATTCAGGAGGTAAATACTGTGCAACGATTTTAGCTAGTAATTTAAATTCATTTTTCATAGCTGCATAACATCTTTTGTGTATTGCAGACATAACTCTTGAACCTCTTTCAAGTAATGCAACCGTTGTACCAACAGCAGCGCCTTGATTACCATCGCCTACTTGCATATCAGCAATAGCCGCAAATCTTTGTCCTGCACCTACTACAACACCCATTAATTGTAATAGTGTTTGTGAAGGTTCTTTGTAAGGTAATGGGAAGAAAGCATCTCTTAATGAACCACCAGGTGCATCTACATCTTTAAATTCACCAGGTTGAATTGGAGAAGCTTCATCTCTAACTCTAACTCCTCTTTGTTTAAATCCAGCAGGTAAATTAGATAATGTTCCTGCATCTAATAGTTGTCTTAAAGCTTGTGTTGCAGTTCTACTCAATCCACCAATCATGTGAATTAAACCAAAACCATAAAAACCTAATCCTGGTAAAAATTTAAAATGAACAAAGTATTGTATTTTATTTTTCTTAATATCATCAGGAGCATAATTTCTTCTAATAGAAAGAACTGTTCTGCTACCTTCTTCTACAGTTACAATGTAAGGAAGTTTAATTCCTGTTTCTTCTCCTTCAGAATTTTTATCTTCAAAACCTTCTAAATCTAAATTAACGTGACACTCTAACAAAGTATATATGTCATCTTGTTTTCCAGATTTTCTTGTACCTTCTAGCTCACGTTCTTTTTTTTCTAACTCATTATTATTATCTGAATTAGGAGCTGTTAATTCTACGTCAGAATAAAAACCGTTGACTTGTTGTTTTCTTAATTCGTTTTCAGAAATCTTCACAGTATGAATTACTGCCTCCGCATCGTCTAATGAGGTAGCCGTATACGGGACAACTAATTCATCTGCTGGTATAAACTTAGATACTACTCTGCCCATGTTAGTATCATAGTAAACTTTTTTAAATGTAGATCCTGAAAGAGGTAAATGAAATAACATAGAATCAAATTCTGATTCATATTCTTTCATCTGATCCATAATCAAATAGTTCATGTAATCTTTTACACGTTGTGACTGTTGTTCAGTTTGTGGAGTTTTAACTCCAATAACTTGAGTTCTTACTGGACCATCTGCTGGTAATAATTCTTTATAAGCTTGTGCTTGAAATTGTGTGACTGCTTCAGCAAGTACAGGATGCGTTGCCCCACTTGCTCCTTGAAAAGGTTCTGTTCGATCATCGTATTTAAATCCTAATAAATCTAAACCTTTAGTATAAGTTTGTTCCCAATCTTTTCTGGACATTTTGTAGTCCATAAAATTTTGAACCATTTCATTTCCAATAGGTTCTAAAACTTCGTCTGGTAAAATATCTGCTAGGTTGTCAAAATGATTTTGTGTTCCAGAAACATTAACTGCACTTGGATCAAAATCAATAGTTGCACCACCATCTTCTTCTGGTGTTACTTCAACAGGTCCTTTTTCTACTTCCTCCTCTTGAACATCAACTTCTTTTAGTTCTTCTTCCGAAGGAACTTCAATTTCAGTACGAGTGTTAGGGAGTCCTTTATCTATGTCTGCCATTCAATTCTCCTATGAGTTAATAACACGGTTTTTAAGGGATAGCAACCCTTCTGATTGTGGACCACTTTCAGGTGGTATTGTTTTAGTTAAACTAGCTAATCCTCCACCTGCTAGTGGTTGACCAAAGAATGTACCTTGCGCACCATAAATTTGTTCTGGACTATATTCCTGAGCCATTTGTTCTAATGGCATTTTTTTTAAAATATCTCTTTCCGCTATTACTTCTTTTGGCGTAACTTCATAACCCATTTCTCTTAACACATTTGTATAAGGTATAAGGTCAGTATTACTTAATTCCATAAACTGTGTTGGTAAAGTTGGAAACAGACTTAAATCCATTTGTTTTTCAGGTGTTCTTTCCGCTAAAGGATCGTTTTCAACTGGTTGAACAGCTCTTAAATAACTAAGAGCTTTTACAAATGGTGATTTTGCTTTACTGATGTCATAAGCTTCTTGTTCTGCTCTTTCAGCGTATACTTTTTCTTTTTCTGGTATCATAAATTTATTTGTTAAATCAGATTCAGCTTGTTTAATTNTTGTATCAATATTTTTTATATCTTCTGTTCTGTCAGGTAAATAATCAAACTCACTTGTAGGGGATAAAGTTTCTGCAAATTGTTTTTCTTGTTTTAAAGAATCTATTTTTGATAATTGATTTCTATAATCAATAGCTCTTCCTACAATCTCGGCTGATTTATCACCAAGAGTTCTTTTAACTTTTAACATTTCAGCTTCTTTTGTTTGATCTCCAGGTAATAAATAATCAGATGCTCTTAAACCTGCTTCTTTAAAGGTATCACCAAGACCCATTCTGACTAAACTATCTGCACCAACAAATATTGCTTCCGGTATGATACCTAATTTCATAATATTTTTTCCAAGAGTTGATGCTCTTTTTGTAAACTTTGCAAATTCAGTTGCTTTATTTGCAGGTATCTTACCAGAGTTAATAACTTCTATTCCTCCTTGTACACAATCATCTATGTTTGCATTTGGAGATCCACCTACATCAAACTTTCCTCTTTTACCTGCGAACACGGCACACGCTGGATTATTACTTAAAGAAGCTATTAATTTATTTAAATCACCATATTGTTTTTGTATAAGTTCTTTTCCTTCTCCTGTTTTATATATATCCTTAAAGTAACTTGTAAATCTTTCTTCTCTAGTTGTTTGAGGAGATAAAGGTTTAGAAACTAATTTGTTATCTTTTATTGAATATATATTTTTGTTTACTTTTAAATCTTTATAAACATCATTAGTTAGTTTATTTAAACTTTTTACATTATCTTTTACGTTTACTCCTGCTTGAATATCTCTTATTAAAGCCCCTCTAACTTTTTCAAATCCACCAAATCCAGCTTTAGTATTTTGAGCTTGTGTAGTTCCAATTAAATCATTTAAAGCTATTTTCATTAAATTAACATCACCACTTTTTGCAGCGGCGGCTAAACCTTGTCCATGATCTATGCTATAGCCAAATCCAGTTCCTTCTAAACTACTTACATCAAGTATTTTTTTAAGAGCTCTTTGTTCTGCTTGCATAGAGTTTTTAATTGAATTTTTTTTCAAACCCAAAGCTTCCTCTATAATACCCGCATTTTCTTTCCATGATTCACTTCGATTCATTTTTAAAGTAAATTTATTATAAGAGTCTGCAAGATCATCAAAACTATTAAAGACATCATACTTTGCACCTTTTTTTAAACCAGAATCCTGTTCTGATAAAATATAAGCAACATCTTTATCCATAATATCTTTATATGATTTAATAGTAGGACCTCCAGATGCAGGGCTACCTCTTTTATCTAAATTCATAAATTGAAAATAATCAGATAGTTTGTCTTTTAAACCTGGGGTGTTTTCAATTTTATTTTTAAAGAATATTTTTTTCCACTGAGCCATATATTTTTCTTTACCACTTGGATTTTCAGGAGTGTAAAATGTTATATCATCAAAAGTAAAAGGATTTTTACTTACTGCTGTTTCTTTACCTTTGCTTGTACTTAAATTAGGAAAACCACTTTCAGTAAATATTTCTATTTTATCTGTTGGTAATTTTAATTTCTTAGATTGTGCTTTCCAATCTTTTTTAAGATCTTTAGCCATTCTATCAAAATCTCTAACACCATAGTTTTTAAGATTTTTACTAAGCCAATTAGAAGTCCAAGAGTCTATTTTATTTCTAGCGTCAAGAATCTCTTTAGTAAATTTATCTGTTCTTGCAGCTGCAGTTTCAGTGCTGTAATTAGCAACTCTTTTAAAAAATTCTTTTTTAGTTTCTCCAGGCTCTTGAGTTAAAATCTTTTTATCTCTTCCAACTTTTTTAGAATATAATTTAGTTTCTTTATCATAAATAGTTCTGTAATTGTCTGAGTAAATATATCGATCTGACTTTTTGCCTTTGTAACCAGGTCTTGATCCATCATCACTA